CTTAAAGGATTAGAAACCCGTAAGTATGAGTTTGAAAAGGCAAAGTAATGAACGACTTATATAAAGCAATAGATTCTTTAAAAGATATTATAGCAGAAGAGGAATCTACTGTTAATGAAAAGATTGACTTAAAAACAGGTTATTATACTGGTACAAATATAACACCAACTAAATTACAGTTAGATCGTTTGAAAAAAAGAGGTCTTGTACCACAAGATTACCAACTTCCTAAAAGAGTTTCTAAAACAAATCCTAGTGCTAGACCATTTATAGACCTCATTAACAACTTAGGTAAAAAAGCCAGTGAAAAAGGTGAAAAAATATTCCCTAAACAGATTGGAAAACAACCTGACGTTTCACAAGGATCTACTATTGCGAAAGCACCAGCTGCTAAAGACAGTGATATATCCCAAGGATCTACTATGTCTAAAACACCAATGAAAAAAGGCAAAGTAAAAGCAACTGCGGCTAACACAAAAAATTATGACAGTACACTAGCATTACAAAAAAGTTTAATTGCAAAAGGTGCTAAAATAGATGCTGATGGTATAATGGGTCCACAGACAAGAGCTGCAATGAAACAGTTCGGACAACCAGGTGCAACACCAATTGCTAGACCTAAGACAACACCAAAGAGCGGTGGTCCAGATAGAAGATTTGCTACAGGTCCTGAGTTAGATATGCCAAATACAATAGGCAAAGTTAATCCTTCAGCACCTTATAAAGACATTGATAAATTGCGTGGACCTGATAATAGAAATAGATTTACAGGTCTACCTATGGCACCTAACATGTATAAAAAAGATGCAGAAGGGAATTATAGTATAGCCCAAGGCCCAAAGCAACCTGAGAAAAAAGTTGGCGATGATTTTATAAATCAAATTGCAAATTCTTTTGGAGACATATTTAAAGGCGTAGAGAAAAAAGGCAGTGCAGATCCACTTAAACTAGCTCAACCAAAAAGTGATAATACTACAAAAGTAGCAAATAAAAACATGATTAAACGCATTACCGGTGCAAACACATAAGGAAAGTAAAATGAATATGGACAATATGAGAGAATATTTAGATAAATTAGGACATATTGCATCTGAAGAACAATTAGATGAAAAGGAAAGTAAAAAATTTCCTAAAGTGTTTAATGATGAGGGTGTTCTTGTAGCAAATGATCCAGATAGTGCGTTAGAGTTGATAGCAGATGAAGTGCCAGAACATGTTGATATGTATATGGATGCAATACGTGCAGGTGACCATGAATCACTATTAGATGCACTAGATGGTTTTGGTTATACGTTTAAGTATGATGAAGAAGATACACTCGAAGAAGGTGGCGTCAAAAATATGATCATTGATGTTGAAGATGGCATGAGTAAAGAAGAATTTGAGGAAAAATATCCGGGTCAGGGCAAAGAGTATGATGAGATTAAACAAGAAATCATGGACAGAGCAGACGAAACTATTGAGACAGAAGAAGATTGTGGATGTGACGAAGAAGCAGTTGATGCAATGGTAAGTGTTCCAGTGCAAGAATTAGCTGATATACTACAATTAGCAGGTTATGAAAACTATGCAGACAAAATTGAAGAATACGCAAATGAGCCTGAAGAAGAGTACAGTGACACAGAAGACCAGTTAATTGGACTAAGTGGTGGACTTAACAGACCTAAGAAGCAATATCCTGCAAGTGCACCTGGTGACAATCCAATGGATCAAGAGCCACGTGAAGTTGAAGAAACTATGGAAGCAGTTGAAGAAAAACTTTACAAAAGTTACAAAGATTTCTTAGAAGAAGAGGATGCGAAATAATGGATTATAAAGCACTACAAGACAAAATTGATAGGATTGCAGAAGAACCGGCTAATAACAGATTTACTGTAGATACTGATATGATTGACAGTGTTGATTTAATGAAAATTAACGAAATCATTGCAGATTATATGACACAGGAACATCCTGATCTTCCAGCAGATGCTGGTTTCAGTTATAGCATTATTGTAGATGTAGACTAAGTTCTTCCTGTAATAACTTATGAATATAGCGGTGTCCATCATCATTAGGATGTAGATGATCCGCTATATATTTTGACTTATTTTCCATTAATACATCAACCATACCTGGCACACAATCTACATGCATAAAACGTAAATTGTTTAACTTACAAGTAGTTTCTACAATATGTTTAGGATACCAGTCGTGCAAGTCCTGTATGTAGTCACCGTTCTGATGTAATACATAATCTTTTACACTAGCAGTGTTTACACTACCTGGTTTCTTCTGTTGGATATAATTTAGATGTTCCCATTTATTTTCGTATTTGTTATACCAACTGTTACGATTAGGATGACTCCAACCAAAAATTACAAGATCTTGTGGTGTAATATCACTATAAGTTTCACAAAACTTTAGTGCAATGTGTGGATTACTAGCACTACTTTCACTATATTGTATAAAGTCAAAACCGTATTGTTCTGATATTAATTTACCATAACATGTAGTTGCTTCTTCACCTAGACTTACACTACATCCGTATTGATAAAGTTTCATTAATTACACCGTTGTCTATATAATCTAGCCAACTTTTATGTTTCACATAAAATGGCAAACGGCTCCGGAGAGCCGCTAACTGATAACCGTTAGGTTCTAGTGGTTTACGCCTGGGTTTCCATACACTGTCGCTCTTTTTAGTATTACAAGGCTTGCAACATGTCACTATATTTTCCCATGTAGCCTTGCCACCGTGTGACCTAGGCTTTACATGATCCATAGTAAGTTCACTGTACTGTTGTTGTATTCCGCAATACTGACATTTAAATTCATCACGCAAATGCACATTAAATCTACTAAAACTAATTTTACTAGTGCCTTTGTAATATTTTTTAGTCATTACAGTTGCGGGTACTTTCATACTAAAACTTGGACTATTAATATCCCAGTCCTCATACCAATCAAGTACAGTTACTTTTTCTAAAAAATATAACTTAATTGCACGTTTATAATCAATAACACTAACAGGAAAGTTAGTGATTGGTTGACCACTTGTGTTAAGTAATAGAGTGTCGGACATATAAATATTTATATGAAATATATTAAGGACGAGTATGTATCGGCTTTTCGTGAATGTTTAATAGAAACTAGTAGGCAAGAAGGTTATACTTTACCAGAAGATATTGAAGCATATGTGGCTATTCTGCTAGGATCGTTTGTAGACGAGCCTGACTTCCTACCCAATCCTACATTTACTGAGGCGTATATGAGAGGCACTATGCCTAGTAAGGATTTAGCAGATACTTGTTTATTTGTTAGAGGAGTATTTCCTAGGTATGGAGACAAAAGACATATTACTACTATTGGAAAAAGTAGTTACGGAAATGCAGGCAAGCAATTAAGAATGCGTATGTTTGAGGACATTGCAGATAACTTTGAAATTGTTGTAAAAATAATTCGCATAAGTACTAGACCCGCAAAAACACATTTTAAGGATGTAACATGGTTAAATCACTAGACGGCGTACTAACTAAAAAAGCGTATAAAAAAGAGAAGTATACTGACGAGCAACTTACCGAGTTTGCAAAATGTGCTGACCCGAAGACTGGTGTGTTTTATTTTATGAACAACCATTTTAATATTCAACATCCTACACAAGGACGTATGCAATACAAAGCATATGAATATCAACATAAACTTCTAGATGTATATCATAACTATAGATTCAATATCAACATGTTACCCAGACAAACTGGCAAAAGTACTACTGCAGCAGGTTATTTGTTATGGTATGCAATGTTTGTGCCGGATAGTGTTATATTAATCGCAGCACACAAATACGCTGGTGCTCAGGAAATTATGCAAAGAATACGCTATGCTTATGAACTTGCTCCTGATCATATACGTGCAGGTGTAACTAGTTACAATAAAGGCAGTATCGACTTTGACAATGGTAGTAGAATTATAGCACAAGCAACCACAGACAACACAGGTAGAGGTATGAGTATTACATTGCTATATTGTGATGAGTTTGCTTTTGTTAGACCAAGTATCGCAAAAGAATTCTGGACTAGTATTTCACCTACACTAGCAACTGGTGGAGCTGCTATTATTACTAGCACACCTAACAGTGATGAAGATCAATTTGCACAGATATGGCGTGATGCAAATAAAACATTTGACAGCAATGGTAATGAAACTGACTTGGGTGTAAATGGATTTAAAAGTTATCAAAGTTACTGGTGGGAACATCCTGACAGAGACGAAAAATGGAAAGAGGACGAACTTGGTCGTATAGGTGAAGAACGTTTTAGACGTGAACATGAGTGTGAATTTATTATATATGACGAAACGCTTATAGATAGTTTAGTGCTTACAAACTTACGTGGTAAAGAGCCTGCATTTAAACATGGTACAGTACGTTGGTGGAAAAAGCCTAACCCACAAATGACATATCTGGTAGGATTAGATCCTAGTTTAGGAACTGGTGGAGACCCTGCAGCTATACAAATATTTGAAATACCTAGTATGGAACAAATAGGTGAGTGGAGTCACAATAAAACACCTATTCCACAACAAATACGTATACTGGTAGATATTTGCAAATACTTACTAGACGAAGGTGTTGATAATATGAACATATACTATAGTATGGAAAATAATACTATAGGTGAAGCAGCCCTCCAGAGTGTAGCAGAAGTAGGTGAGGAAAATATACCAGGTATATTTTTGAGTGAACCAAAAGTTCATGGCAATAGTAGACTGTATCGTAGAGGATATAATACAACACATCGTAGTAAGATTAGTATATGTAGTAAATTCAAAACACTAGTAGAAACAGACAAAGTTAAAGTTAACAGTAAGATGTTAGTAAGCGAAATGAAAAGTTTCATTGCTGCAGGTAATAGTTTTAAAGCAAAAGCAGGCGATACAGATGACTTAGTTATGAGTACACTGCTTGTAATGCGTATGGCTCAAACACTTAAAAACTATCATCCTGAGTTAGAGACTTACATAAGAGACGGAGACGAGTTCGACCAAGAGCCTATGCCTTTTATCATGATTTAGGATAAATACGTACATGAGAAGCATAGATAACATATCAGAAGAACTGTTTGACAAAATACGTAGTAGAGTAGCAAACATTAAGTTGGGGAACAGTGAAGGTGAAGTAACTACAGATCCAAGTCAAGCAAGATTTTTTGAATTTAACTTTAAACACAGAGACTTGCCAGTGGGTGCAGTCACTATTAGTATTAACGAAGAAGATAAACTACAAGTTTATTTTCCAAATAGTATGGTAGAGGATGCAGATAGTAGTACATCGGATGCTTGGTATGGATTCTTAAAAGACCTTAGCAAGTTTAGTGCAAGAAATATGTTAAACTATGAAACACATAATGTAACCAAAGAGAGACTTGATAAAAAAGATTATCAATTTTTAACACAACGCCAGGACGAAGTTATGGAAAACAGATTACATGGCACAAGCCAAAAAAGTTTCCTAGAACAAGGAAAAGCAAAACTTATTATTAAGCACAGTAAAACAGTTGATGAAACAAAACTGGGTGCAAGAAGTAGAAACATTAGTGCTATCTACATTGAGAATAATCAAGGTGAACGCTTTAAATTTGCTAACAACTACTTACCTGGTGCAAGAGCAATGGCTAGACATGTATCAAATGAAGGCCATACCCGTGATGAACGTGGATTACATATTGTAGAAATTATGCAAGAAATGCAACAACTAAAGCAATTTGTTCGTAGTGCAAAGTCAAATGATTATGTTACTGAAGAAGCACAAGAAGTTATCGAAGCAGCAACAGATAGATACTATGGATTAAAAGATACACTAAAGTCTATCAGTAGTGCAAAAGGTTACGAAGACTATTTTGAAAACTGGGTGCCCGATGTTATAGAAGTTGAAGAGAACGATATAGAAGATTTAAAAACAAAACTTACACGTCAAGTTTTTGATGATCGTATGGTAGACAGTTTACCAGCGGTCAGTAGAGCTTTAAGTTTAAAAAAGGAAGCAAAAATGGATAAAGATGCAGAAACACGTAGTGACGATGAACTAGATGCTGTAGTCGCAAGTAGAGCAGGTGATATTATTTCAGCATCAAATAGTCCTGATAATATTGAAGTATTTAAAAATGAAGCAGACGAAGCAGAACTAAAAAATTACTTTAATGTAATGAAAAACAGTGATATGGACACGAAAGCAAAGAATCGCAATTTAGTTATTAATGTTATTGAATACCTTGCAAATAACGTTACTGATGATGCATTGGCAGTGGCTTTAGGAAATATAAACTATGATGATGAGGCCCAATATAAAGCTGCAATTAACATTACTAAAAAATATTTACAAGGAAATGTGGATAAAAAAGATCCGGCACCAAAGAAAGATTTATATGGCAAAGCAAAAGAAAGTGTTACTTTTGAAACATTTGAAAAGAATATGAATATGATTTCAGAAGGTACATGGGCACTTCCAGCAGACTTAGATACTGCAAATGAAGTAATAAGAATTATGCAAGATACTATACCGTTAGGAGATGGCGGTGAAGATGCAACTAATGCAATAAGTTTTGCGTTTGGTGATGACGAGCTATTTGATGATCTAGGCGATGCAGGAGACGCAAATCCAGAAGGCGATGCCAGACCAATTATTAAAAAATGGATCGAATCTGCAAAATTTGATGAACCATATCAAGGAATGCTAGATATAATAAAAGGCGAAATTGATGGACCGCAAGCCCCTTCAGAAGAATTAGACGAAGGCATAGTTAAAGTAACTAATATCAAATGGGACGCTGAAGATGATGTAAGTGATTTAAGTACAACTATGACAGTTCCTGTTCCAGTTGGATTAGACGATGAAGATACAGAAGAATTTATTTCTGACTATCTAACAAATAAAACTGGCATTACACATGATGGTTTTAGAATTGCAGAAGCACTAGACGAAACCACACAAGAAGTAGAAGAGGCACAACCAGAGACACAAGTTGAACAAGTACAAGAAATTGAAGAAGTAGACGAAGTGGCGGAAAGCATTGCAAAACTTAAGGCAATGGCAGGCGTAGGGTCAAAAGCGAGGAGCAACCACGGCATACACGAAGGCGAAGAAGGATATCAACTTACACCAAGAAGTATAGTGGCAAGACAAATGCGTAAACTACAGGACATTGAACGAAGCTAATTGGCACAATAAAATTATTTAAAAGAGGCACCAATTTTGTGTGCCTTTTTTATTGACATGATAAATAAAAATGCATATACTATGTAAATATAGTATGTGAATAGGCACATACAAGGCTAAACAATAGGCACATTAAGGAGAAAAATAATGGCAACATCTTTGGCAGAAATTAGAGCAAAACTAAAATCTCAAGAATCTCGTAGCGAGAGAACCGGCGGCGGCGATAACGCAATTTACCCACATTGGAATATACCAGAAGGAGCAACGGCAGGTGTTCGTTTCTTACCTGATGGCGATCCTAACAATACATTTTTCTGGGCTGAAAGACTTATGATTCGTTTACCCTTTACAGGTGTAAAGAATGATATGAATAGTAAACCAGTAGTAGTGCAAGTACCATGTGTTGAAATGTGGAACGAAACATGTCCTATACTTACAGAAGTACGTGGTTGGTTTAAAGATTCTTCACTAGAAGATATGGGTAGAAAGTATTGGAAGAAACGTAGTTATATCTTTCAAGGATTTGTTACTGAAAACCCATTACAAGAAGACGCACCAGAAAATCCAATTCGTAGATTTGTAATATCACCAAGTATCTTTAACTTAATCAAAGATGCACTAATGGATCCGGATATTCAAGAAATGCCAACAGATTATAATGCTGGCTTAGATTTCCGTATTACTAAAACTACAAAAGGACAATATGCAGACTATAGCACAAGTAAATGGGCTAGAAAAGAAACTGCACTAAGCGAAGCACAATTGGCAGCTATTGAAACACATGGTTTGAATACATTATCAGATTTCCTTCCTAAAAAACCTACAGAAGTAGAATTGCAGTGCATTAAAGAAATGTTCGAAGCAAGTGTAGATGGACAACCCTATGATAACGAAAGATGGGGACAATATTATCGTCCATATGGTTTAGATGCTCCAGCAGGTTCCTCAACCTCAAGTACGTCAACTGCTCCAGCAACTACAACACCAACACCTGCTCCGGCAACTCCAGTTGTAGATACGGTCGCTCCTGCTCCAGTAGCAACACCACAAGAGATGGGTGCAACACCTACTCCTGCTCCACAAACAGAAACTGTGGCGGCACCTGCGGCTCCGGCAACAGGTGGTGAAAGCAAAAGAGCTGAAGACATTTTAGCAATGATTCGTAACAGACAATCTTAGTAATAAGGAGTGGCAGAAATGCCACTCTTATTTTCATGATACATTATAATAGTGAACTAATATACCCAAAGCTCTGTACAGTATTTGAACTGCCGGCGGGACGTTTTGTCTATCCTATTTTTAAGAATGCTAGTAGTAGTTTATCACAATTGTGTGTAAAAAAGATATTTAATAGTAATATAGATATACACACAAACATCATAGAAGTATATTGGCGAGAAGCAGGTAATAGGTTTTCCAGTGGAGTAAATACATACCTTCAACACAAAAATCAACTTGAGAGTAAAACTCTTGTTAATCTAATAGAATGCGGCGAACTCGTCAACCGACACTTTATGCCACAGTATATGTGGTTATGTCATCTCTATAAACATTATACTGGAAAAATAATTATAAAAGATGTAAATAGTTTAGATATTGTTATACACAAAAATAAAAGTAAAAAATCTGTTAATTTTATTGCGCCTACACACTGGATAGATTTGGATAATCTTATATATGACAACTTTATAAACAAACCTACTGTTTTAGAAGAGATAAATTCATATATACAAAGTAAAAGTCGAGTATTATATAATAAATGTATTGCCCAAGAATAAAACATTATGCTAGATTGAATAGCAGTGGCAAAATAGGTTGTTGTGGTCATATGGTAAATGCACAACAGTTTCCTACATATGAAGAAATGATCAATAGTGATTGGATAAAACACTTACAATCTCAAATGAAAAAACAAGAATGGCCAAAAGAATGCATCCGTTGTGAACAGACAGAAAAATTAAATAATACAAGTATTAGATTAAACAGTATAGAACGTGATAAAATTCTTAGTAAGTTTGACAAAGATTATATACAACTAGGAGGCACTTTAGACAACTATTGTAATAGTGCTTGTATCACTTGCAATCCTAATTTAAGCACTAGAATAGGAAATCTTAAAAAAACTCTAGTTGTTAAAGATAATTATAAACTATACCAAACACTGCCTTTAGAACATATAGTTGAATTAGATATAAACGGAGGAGAACCAAGTATTAGCGACAACTATAACAATCTATTAGATAATTTGCCTGTTAATGTTAAAATTATACGTATAAACACAAACGCAAATGTGAAAATTAAACAGTTAAAATCATTACTAGATAAAGGCATCACTGTAATTATTACAGTAAGTTTCGATGGAATCAATAAAGTTCATGAATATATAAGGTATCCTATTAAATGGAAAACTTTTGAAAATAACCTTATGTATTACAAAGATACTAGCCAAGAGTATAAAAATATGAAATTAGATACTTGGACTACAGTAAGTTGTTTAAACATAGGCGAGTTAAGCCAAATACAAACATATTGTAAAACACACAACATTAGACACGAGTTTGCTTTTTTAAATACACCAAAACCATTGAATGTAAAATATAAAAACTGGTTCACAAAAGATATAAATCTACAAGGTGTAGCAGTTGAACAAGATAATACTAAAGAATTAATAGCATTTTTAGCACTAGAAGAAGCAGCTAGACCCGGAATTGAGAGGTTTTGGATATGAAAATAGCAATAACTGGACATACAGAAGGAATAGGTAAATGTTTTAGCGAATTGCTAACAGATGAAGGACATGAGATTGTTGGACTTAGTCGTAGAACAGGACATAATATTCGTAGTTTGCAAAAAGTAGTAGGTCCTATTGTTGAATGCGATTGGTTTATAAACAATGCACAAGTAGGATTTGCACAAACAGAATTATTGTATAAAGTATGGCATCAGTGGCATGATCAACCTAAAACAATATGGCTGATCGGAAGCATAATGAGTACCAATTACAAAACGGACTTTACAATGCAGGAATATAAACTACAAAAGCAAACACTTGATCAAGCATATTATAATCTAAAGAATACTAGAAGTAAATGTAAACTAACATTAATTAGACCTGGAACAGTTGCTACACAGCCTTTTAATACTGCAGGAGTTGATAGTGCTCCTGTCAAAACTTGGTGCAGAGCAGTAATTGATATATGGAATAAATGTCAACAAGATAATTTAAATTTACAGGAGATCAGTATTGGTCATGGATCCTAAACGTGCAATAAATGGAACATTTTGTCCTATTCCTTGGACTGGATTTATAATGAATCCAAATGGCGAAGTCAAAAATTGTGTATTAAGCGAACAAACATTAGGATACATAAACGACACCGACATACAAGATATATTGCACGGCGATATAAACACTGAAATAAAAAAATGTATGAAAAATGACCAACAACATAGCGGTTGTAACAATTGTTATAAATTGGAGCAAGGAACAACTGGAATAAAAAATGTTCGCAGCGACAGGTATTACTATCTTAAAGCACTAAGTAGTATTCCTTATAGTTCTTATAACACAATGAGCACTACGTTAGGTACTGTAGATATGCGGTGGCGTAACACTTGTAACCTTGCATGTGTTTATTGTGGTCCTGACCTTAGTAGCACCTGGGCTAAAGAATTAAATAAAGAAATTTCAGTAGATGAACAACAACTATTTAAAACAAAACAATATATATTAGATAATGCGCCAAATTTAAAAAATGTTTATCTAGCAGGCGGTGAACCATTGCTTATGAAAGAGAATAGTGAACTTTTAGACAGACTTGATCCAAGTTGCACAATACGCATCAACACCAATTTAAGCAATATTAAAGGGCCAGTATTTGAACGTGCTACTAAGTTTAAAAATGTACACTGGACAGTGAGTGTTGAAACAATGGGTGCCGAATTTGAATATATACGATATGGTGCTGATTGGAAAACATTTTTAGAAAATCTTAATGTAGTAAAACAACTAGATCATAAGATAAGTTTTAATATGTTGTGGTTCATACTGAATCCCTACAGTATATTCGACACAGTTGATTATTTTATGAATTTAGGATATGTAGAAAATGCATTTATAATTGGTCCTATTACAGGTCCTAGGGATTTTAATATACTTAATTTTAATATGTCAACACTAAAAAATTTAGGAAGCATATTAAAAAATCGTATACAACAAGCAGACAGACGCTATTTACTACATAACAGTTATGTAAATATGTTGAAACATTTAGATGAAAAATTTGATAAACAAAGTAACACTACTATACAAAGATTAGAAGAAATAGACAAGCGTCGTGGATTAAACTACAGAAATGTGTTTGACATTGACAAATATCTATAGTATAATAGATACATAGGATTAGAATATGAGCAAACTTTTTGACGTAAGAAAATATGAATAATTTTTTTGTACTGAATTTTGCAGAAGGATCGGGTGGAAAATTTACTAACTCTATACTGCAAACTAGTGATCAAATAGGTCATTGGGACATAGAAGTTAATAGAGCTAAAAACAAAAATTCTTTCGCTGATAAATTTTTAGAATATACCAAAAAAAGTTTTCCTACAAATTTAAATAATCATTTAAAAATGGAACCATGTTTACCTTTTAATTTTGAAGGATTTAGTAGTATCTTCTCTAATACAAACTTGTCATATGAAAAAGCTATGAAAATTTTAGAAGATAAACCATACTGTAAAGAAATTTTTTCTAATAGCCAAAAACTTTCTTTAATATTACACAAAGACACTGATGAGTTTTTAAAAGATAGCGATATTGTAACATTATGCATAGATAGTAAATATGCTAAACGTTTTACTCAAAAGGCATGTATACATAAACGATATGGAGTCAATGAAAATTACATTTTGTATAAAATGCACCATCCAGATTATTGTAATCCTAGTAGTGCTAATTTAGCAAGAAAATATATCAATGAAAACAAACCTTATCGAAATATATCCAAAATACAGTTTTTAAAAACAGAAATACTAGACAAAAAACTTTATCAACCGTATGAAAATTTAAATGGCAAAGGTATAATAAGTCTTACAAATTTAATCACAGATACTAATACTGCTGTAAAAGAATTTAAAAAAGTTTTTGATAATTATAATCTTAGCGGTTTTAATGAAGATCTTATAGCTCAGGCTCATAGTATATGGTTCAATGGCAATAATAAAATTATATTAGAAAATTAAACAATGGAGACTACATATGGGAAAACCATTTGATGTAAGTAAATTTAGAAAAGATATAACAAAAAGTATAGATGGATTAAGTATTGGGTTCCATGATCCAACAGATTGGATTAGCACAGGAAGCTATGCACTAAATTATCTAGTAAGTGGAGATTTTCATCGCGGAGTACCAATGGGCAAGGTTACTGTATTTGCAGGCGAGTCTGGTGCTGGTAAAAGTTATTTTGCATCAGGTAACATTGTAAGGAATGCACAAGAACAAGGTATCTTTGTTGTGCTTGTTGATAGCGAGAATGCTCTAGATGAAGCATGGCTACAAGCACTTGGTGTTGATACAGATGAAAGTAAACTACTTAAACTAAGTATGAGTATGATTGATGATGTAGCAAAAACTATTAGTACGTTTATGAAAGACTACAAAGCAATGGCAGAAGAAGAACGTCCCAAGGTATTATTTGTAATTGATAGTTTAGGTATGTTACTTACGCCAACAGATGTAGATCAATTTGAGGCAGGTAATATGAAAGGTGATATGGGTAGAAAACCTAAAGCACTTACTGCACTTGTACGTAATACAGTAAACATGATTGGTAGTTATAATGTAGGAATGGTCTGTACCAATCATACGTATGCTTCGCAGGACATGTTCGATCCAGATGATAAGATTTCAGGTGGACAAGGATTTATCTATGCAAGTAGTATTGTTATTGCTATGAGAAAACTTAAACTTAAAGAAGATGCAGATGGCAACAAAGTAAGTACAGTACAAGGTATTCGTGCTGCTTGCAAAGTTATGAAAACTAGATATGCTAAACCGTTCGAAGGAGTTCAAGTTAAGATTCCTTATGAAACAGGCATGGACCCGTATAGCGGATTGCTTGATTTATTTGAAGCAAAAGGATTACTTACTAAGCAAGGCAATCGTTTAAAGTATACAACTACTGCTGGAGAGGAAATGCTTGAGTTTAGAAAAGGCTGGACAGGTGATAAATTAGAGTCTATAATGAAAGACATTTCTGCACAAGATGGACTAAGTATAGACGATATATCAGAGGCGAAAGAATACATAGAAGAAAATACATTATCTACGCCATTATCAGAATATGAAGAAATAGAGGAAGAGAATGGAAGCACCAATTAAACTAGTATATGAAATATTAAAACAATATATACCTGCTAAAGAAATGCAAAATGCTACTGATCACTTAGTAGATGATTTGCAAGAGATATTAGATGAAGAGGATCTTATTAAACTAGGTGGTATAGATGAATATATGAAAAGTAGTGTGGAAGAAATTGTTGGCGAAGTTGAAGAAGATTTTGAGGAAGAGGATTTGTATTGAGTCAGTGGTACAACAGAGTTGTAAATAATATTGCAGACATTCCGGGCTTTATAAATTTCTATGAGAGTGAATTGGAAGAAGCAAAACGTGAATGTAATGTAAAAGGTATCGTAGAAAAAAACATTACTGCATTGCCTGGTATAACAGAACATAGATTTAATCAATTACAAGAAATAGAAGCAGTACTAAACTATCTTAATATACAGTTACGTAAAATAAGACGTAAGCATTTCCAAAAATATTTAGAAGGATATGCTCGTGCATTAACAAGCCGTGATGCAGAGAAGTATGTAGATGGTGAAGACGAAGTAATCGACTTTGAAACTATTATTAATGAAGTTGCATTGCTTAGAAATCGTTGGCTAGGTATTATGAAAGGCTTAGATACTAAACAATGGCAAATGGGTCATGTAGTAAGACTACGTACTGCAGGTATGGAAGACATAAGAATTGACTAGAGAAGTTGCTAAATGGGATCATCAAGCAAGTTATAATCATAGCCTACTTGCATTAAATCTATTAGATCAATTTGATGAATTTAAACTTAGCATTAAACACATGGCTGACTTTGGATGTGGTAAAGGATTAGACTTAGAATTTTGGGCAAATATGCACGAATGGACTGAAGACGGAGAGCCAGGGCCTAAATTAAATTTCAATTGTGTAGGATTTGATTTAGATGCAGAAAAGAATACTCCTAGTAGAAAAAATATAAAATACAAAAATCACGACTTTAACACAGATAATACTATCTGGAGTGTACCATTTGATGTTGTATGGTGTCATAACCTTATGCAACATATATACAGTCCAGTAGAATTTCTAGGGCGTGTCAATCGTGCAATGGCTACAGGCAGTATGTTATATTTGTGTGTGCCTTCAACGGTAAGTGTATATCAAAACAGATTTCAAAATTATACACCAGGACAAAATTATAACACATTTACAGTAAGTCAAATATTATATCTACTAGCACTAAATGGATTTGACGTAAAAGATTTTTATTTACAAAAAGAAAAGTATACTGACTTAATACAAGTTTTAACTTACAAAGAACGTGAACCTTTACCTTACAACACATCTTGGTATGAAATGGTTGATATGGACATACTTAACGAAAATATGAAAGAAATAGTGCTTGGTAATGGAATTTTATCTGATCAAGGTTTAGTAACTAAATGGTTAGATGGCACAGTGTATGATTATAGGTGGCATACTTGACAACCCTAGTATTAGTAACAGGAGGATTCGATCCTCTTCATAGTGGACATATTGCTTACTTCAAAGCTGCAAAACAATTAGCAAGTTATGGTGGAAAACTAATTGTTGGTGTAAACAGTGATGCTTGGTTACAACGTAAAAAAGGCAAACCTTTTATGCCTTACAAAGAACGTAGTAAAATAGTACAAGAACTTAGTTGTGTGGATAGATGTATTAGTTTTGATGATAATGACGATACGGCAAATGGTGCAATACTTAATGTGGTCACACAGTTCAACTTCACTAAATTAATATTTGCAAATGGTGGAGACAGGACACAAGGCAATTGTCCTGAATATGATGCTTGGAAAACGGACAAACGTATTCAGTTTGAATATGGTGTTGGCGGATTCAACAAAGCAAATAGTAGTAGTTGGATACTAAAAGATTGGTCTGCACCTAAAGTAAATAGATCATGGGGATATTATCGTATTTTATATAAGGGTGAAGGGTTCCGTGTTAAAGAACTTGTGATTAATCCATATAGTAAATTATCAATGCAACGTCATGAACATAGAAGCGAAACTTGGAACTTAGTATCAGGCATTGCCAAGTTACATATTAGCAACAGGCAAATGCCTATAGATCCAGCAGTATATACTTTACAACCACAAAACCCTATTGACATACCTAAAGGTATATGGCACCGAGGTGTAAATGATTCTAATGATCCTGCACATATTGTAGAAATTTGGAAAGGTCCCAGCAAGTTATTATCCGAGGACGATATACGTCGCTGGGATCCTATTAAGCAAAGCTAGGCAGTTAGAGACTTAGTTTCGTTTTTAATTTTTTCTTCTAAATGACCAATCATAATTGTTCTCATATACTGAGCTCTTGCCAGATCTGTAAATGAGTATTCTCTTATATCATCATTTGCTATTTTTATTGAAAAATTATAAAATGCACCAGATTTTTTTATACTAGATGCACTTCCTGCGGCTACCTTTTTTGTATTAACCAAGGTACCAAATTTGGTTTCGATTATGTTTGTCATTACACTCTCCCTTTTAAGGTTAAGTGCGTTCCTTCAGCGATTGCTTACTTCCGCCCTTTCGGGTGAACGTATATATATTTATTAAAGTTTTTCCCTAATACGTAGCCATTGTGATCCGATTTCGTCTGCAAACCATTCTGTATAGCTCATACGATTTAACCAATTATTTCTATCAGGTTTACTAAGCCATGTTCCCATTTCAGTACCTACATCATATGCTAAACTATGCTCACTTACTACTGCAGGTACTCCTTGTATCACACTACTAATGCCAGCATTACTACTATGGCTTACTGTAAAATATGTATGGTTTAACATATGTTCTAAATCAAAACTATCATAAGTCTGTTGTATGTGTTTAGGTATATTCCAAGTTACACCTTGTTGTTTATACCATTCTGTATCACATGACCAGTGTAAACTTTCTCTAAATCTTGGATGACTTCTAACTACAATAGGTTTGTCTGTATGTCTTCTAACTTCTGATATAGTATTTTTATAGTATGTATCCATGTCTGGCATATCACGCCATTGTTCACTGTATCCGTGTTGGCCACATATTAATACATAATCTCCATCTTGCTTCCATGGTTGAAGCACAATGCCAAATTTATGTAATCTATCATTAGGCATATATTCTTCAACTGCAAAGTCTGCATCTCGATTTATTCCATTTATGCCTAACTTCCAAGTTTTGTTGCGTACAAGTCCGCCAACTTCTATTACTATAACAGGCTTATTTTGTGACCTATAGTGATCCCATATACGTTTATTACCAGCCATACGCCCATACCATAATACACTCCATATTAGAGCCGCATCAGCATTCATGTCTTGTTCTACTAGTATATCAGTTTCTCTTATAGCATCAAGCACTTGAGGGTAAACTTCATCTGCATTACCAGGAAGATTGTTTGGAAAGTAAGATATTTTCATGTTAATTTTCCTAGTAATAAATAGTTATATGCGTACATTATCAGTATTTACCTCCTGGCACCTTACAGGATACAAAAAATATGGCAAACAATTTATTACAGGGTATAATAATTGTTGGCCTAAAGAAGTTCCTCTAACAATATACGCAGAGGATCATAATCCAGACATTCAAGGTAATCATAATATAAAACTTAATGATCAAAGAACTACACTGCCAGATCTAAAGGCTTGGCAAGAAAGACACAAAGATAATCCACATGCACATGGTTGGAATAAGGACAAAAGTAAAAAAAGTTTTTTATGGGACGCAAGCCGTTTTGCAAATAAAACTTTTGCACTATGGCACTTTGCAAAAACATGTAACACAGATATTTTTATATGGTGTGATGGTGATGTAAGAACACATACGCCTATGTCTTTGGACTTTTTACATAGTATAGCTCCTAATGAAAATCAATTAGTAACATATTTAGGCAGACGTACATGGCCCGAATGTGGTTGGATGATGTTTAATCGTAATCATCCAAAGTTTGAAGAGTTTATGGAACAGTGGAGATGGATATATGAAAGCGATGATATATTCAATCATGTTGAATACCATGACAGTTTTATATTTGGAGAACTTGTTGAAGACTTTAAATCTGTAGGTGTAGAAATGAATGATCTAGGAGGACCAGATAAAGGTGGACACATTTTTATTAATAGTCCACTAGGTGCATACATGGATCATTTAAAAGGTTTTAGGAAAGAAGTAGGAAAAAGTTTAGCAGGTGATCTAGTAGGTGGTTTTCAACATCACAGTAACCCACATTGGCAAGATTTAAGACAAGTTACTAAGCAACAAATACGTGCAGAAAAAATGAAAAATCCACATGAGTATGATGCAGCACAAGAACAAAAATCCCAAGGAATTAAAAAATGAGTAATTTAAGTTGTATTCAAAATGTAAAAGTAGTAGAAGAGGATCCATACCCTTATGTATGTGTAGAAGAGGCACTACCTGAGAACTTGTATAAAGAGTTAGCAGATAGTTTTCCTGAACAGTTAGTATGCAGTACACAACCGCACGATGGCGGAATAACCTATAGATACAAAAGTAAAGAAGTTGCAAACGAAGCACCTCCTGCTATTTGGCAAGACTTTTTTGCATACCATACAAGTCCAGAATACTTCAAAGCATGTATTAAATTATTTGAGCCCGCTATAATGAAGTCTTATCCACAGTACAACTATCTTTTAAATGCTGACAACATTACTACAAGAGATGTAGATAATAGTGGTTCTTATGTAACAGATTGCCAATTTGTAGTACATGAGCCTGTAGATCAAACAGGAACTAGTCGTACACCCCATGTTGATAATCCTGTAGAAATATATGCAGGTCTACTTTATATGAAGAAGCCTCAAGATACTAGTGAGGGTGGTAACTTTACTATACACAGACAAATAAATGAAATACAACAAGTTAATAAAAGTTTAGGTAGACAAGTGGAAGATAATGTACATGAAGAGGTTGTACAAGTACCATATAAACAAAATAGTTTTTGTATGTTCTTAAATGTTATGGGAAGTATCCATAGTGTTACTCCTCGTATACAACCAACTGAACGTAGACGCAGTATAAACATAATTGGTGAGTTCAATGGCAATGGCAAAATGTGGAAAGTAAAAGAAATAAAATCATAATGAAATACAGTATAGGAAAAACTAGTGGTGTATTCATTGGTGATGAAACTGTAGTAAAAATTTTTAATATAAGGAACAAAGCACTAAAACCTAGTAGAGGAACATATAAAGATTGTTGGGATAGAGAAACAACTTGTCTAAACAGACTAAAAGGTCAATTGCATTTCCCACAAATTATTGAAACCTATAATGATATACTAGGTATCAAAATGACAAATACTGGTGAAAGTTTATTTAATACTTGGCAAGAACACAATCTTTTGCTATACTTAGAACAAGCAAATAGGATTGCTGATACATTAGAAAAACATAAAATAAAATACTTCCATGTAGGTATGGATGGCAAAGCAAAAGTAAACAAACAAAATGTATTTCCTTTAAGTAATTTTTGTATACAAGATGGAGAATTAAGTTTAATAGATTTTGAGATGGCTTGTCCAGTTAATAGTGAAGCTGAATTTAATATGAGTGATAGGTTCAAAGAACTGTACGCAAAGTATAATCCAGATACATTTAGACAAACATTAATAGATACACTTAAAAATCCAAGAGCTTGTTATGAAGCAGAACTAGTAGCAAAGTTGCCTGATAAAGAAAAAATACACGTACTTAAAGAACGTAACCCTAGAGAGGTATATAAATCAATGACAACATTTACACAACCTAGCGAAAAAATAGTAAACGAATGGAAAAAGTATCAAAAACGTTTTGGCACTGCAGATGCTATTGATAGAGTAAAACGTATGAAACTAAATGAAGTTTGTAAGCCAGAACATAAACTTGTAGATATTGGATGCAATGATGGATACATTACACAACTAGTAGCACCTATGGTAGCAAGTGCAACAGGTGTTGAACCTTTCGTAGAACTACCAGACGATAAACCTGTAAACGTGAATTGGATTAAAAAAGCATTTAATGAGTTTGCTGAAACAAAAGAACAATATGATATACTATTAAGCCTTGCGGTAAGCATACAACTACGTGACTTCGGTGGACTTACCGAAGAGCAAATAGTAAGTAAGTATTATGATTTAGTTGCACCCGGTGGTATAGTTGTACATGAAACACAAAAGTTAGAAAATCGTCCTAACAACGTAGAACATACAAATGCAATGATAAAAGCATTTAAAGAAAAGTTTAAACAAATAGATCACGGTCAAGCAAGGCCTAGTGGAAAGCGTGAATATTATCATTTTATAAAAGAGGCTTAATATGGCGTTTAACAATATAATGCAACTAGCAACAGCAACATTGTCACAACAACAAGTATTCAAACCAGGTGCTACTGTAGTTGAATGGGGTAATCAACGTTTTAGATACAGTGAAGACTGGTTAAACAAATGTGAACAAACTAGTGGGCGTACACTGCGTAAACCTACAAAGTTTGTGTGGGAATACTTTGAAGACTTAGGCTTTAGTGATTACCTTGCAATAGATATAAACACAGAATTACGCAGTATAGCAATGGATTTAAACTTTATACTAAAAGACAAGTACAACTACACGACACAATTTGATTATGTAACAAACAATGGCACAGGTGAACATATTTTTGACCAACGTACTGTGTTTGAGAACATGCATAACTTATGTCGTGTAGGAGGTACAATGATTAACGTACTACCTTTTGCTCCATGGTTTAATCATTGCTTTTACAGTTTTCATCCTGGATTATTCAGAGACATTGCCGCAGCTAACGGATATGAATGGCGTTTCATGTGGTTAGCACAAAACACAGGCAAGTATATAGATTGTCCTACTGCAATGGATAGTTGGACACACTATGAACAAAAGAAGCCACGTATGCCACTTAGTGAACTAGAACGTGCATATGATGAACTGCACAATAGAGATGGCAAAGCACATAACGTAAGTATAGTAACTGCATACACAAAAACTAAAGATACACCTTTTCAAATACCGTTTCAAGGACGTTATGTTAACGATATTGTAGATGAGTTAAAAAATGAATATAGTGCGGACAATGTTGATGTAAGACAATCAGATCATAAGAGTGCAACTTATTAGTGTTATACAGGCAAACAAACATACCTAACAGTAAATGTAATTGGGTGATGGATAGTTTAGCAAAGGGTTGGTTAGGTAATGAACATCATTTTTGGGGTTTTATAAACAACAACGAAGCTAAAACTAAACAACTAACTAAACATAGAATAGATTGGTTCTTTTGGGACATGCCTTACTATGGTAGATGGCATAAAGGTATTACAGAAGATTTTTATTGGAGAGCTAGTAAAAATCATATACACTATAGATACACAAAAGATTACCCTAGCGATAGATTTAAACAATGGAACATAACCCCTAAAGAATACACTAAGGGTACTAAGATTCTTGTATGTCCTAGTAGTGAAACAATGACCAGATATATTACAGGACAAACAGTTCAAGAATGGTTAGATAATACAGTTACTACATTAAAAAAACATACTGACAGACCTATAGAAATTAGATACAAATCAAGAGCAAATGGGACTAGTGGACCTAGTGTTGCAAAGATACCTTTTGAGGAACAGGCAAAGGATACTCATTGTGTTGTAACAAGTATAAGTTTGTGTGCAGTAGAAGCACAATTGTTAGGTATACCAACCATTTGTCATACTGCCAGTTTTGCAAAGGATATAAGTAGTATTAATATAGAAGAAATCGAAAATCCTAAACGTATTGATACTATGCAATGGTTTTATAATTTAGCATATAGTCAGTTTACACATAGTGAAATAGAATCAGGATTAGCCCAAGAGATACTCAATGCCTAAATTATTTGTATATGATACTAATCGTCATAAAACATCAAACATTACTTTATCCTTTGCAAGAGGTGCAATAAGACACAACAACGAA